CGGACGCCTTATGAGACAAGGTATGGATTGAGTCAATTTAGACAGTAGCGTTACAAAAATGCTTGACCATTACAAGCGTTAATGTTGTAAGCGGCGAAAGCGTAATAAGAGTTTGGCGATGGACACTTAAAGGCACAGAAAATTGGAGTAGAGAAAATACAGATACAGCAGGTTTTTATAGATGGAAATTTGCTCGCTCAGATATACTTCATAAACAGTCTGACATTAATCAAGTAATTTCTACACATTACATATCTGCTTTAGATGCAACACAAAAAAGGATACAGTCTGTAAGCCTGTCCACAGGAGATGAAGGAGCAATTTATATTTATGATGAAAAGCACGCACAATCTTCTTTAGACGATTGGAAATCCTATCTCAAGGCCCAATATGATGCGGGCACTCCGGTTATTGTTGCCTACAAGGCGAATACAACCGCATATAGAACTTTAACACCAAAAAGCATTGAAATTTATGCTCCCTATACAGTAATTACAAACAATACTGGGACATACATGGAAGCAGCAGCAGTTGCGGCAAGTCATACTTTCCAAAGCAAATTTGATTGGAATCTTTTGAATGAAATGGAATCATTGATTTCACAGGTCTATGAATACGTAAAGGAGCTTCAATTCAGCGTAAAGCGCATGGGGACATTCTCAGCAGGCCAGCAACTTTATTTTCCTTTAGGAGGGAACTTATAAATGGCAAAGATTACTTTTCAGGATGAAGAAGGGCAGAACCTGAACCGGTTTACCATTACGCCTGTAGACGGGGAAGCAAATACTTACGATATTTCACGGGCGGCGGACATTACAAAGCAAGGAACGCCTATAAACAAGGCAACAATGGATCATATGGTTCAGTTTGAGGACGTTTCGGGCGGCGAACTGGACGAAACGATCACCGGACGGATTAATGTACAGAAAGACCGGCCGAACGGAATTCCCAGCCTTGACGAAAGCGGAAAAATAAATCCGGATCAGCTTCCCCTTAATTTCTCCGGAAACCTGACTGTTCACGTTGTATCCGAGGATAGTGGCAGTATCTCCGGAACGCGCGTCCGTATCCGCAATGAGCAACTCGGCAGTAATTACGTCCAGCCGCTTGACGCGCTTGGGAACACGACCTTTAGCCTGCTTGACAATCACACTTATTATGTGGTGCTGTTGGATTATCCGTCGCAGTATTACGGCGCGGCGGCGACCGTTACCATTACGGGGGGCGAAACACAGGAACTCACCTTGACGCTGAAAACAACACCGGATATTGTAGGGTGGAGAATCAATAAAGCGACCGGTGCCGTTGAATACACTAACGGCGCGAAGAACTTTGAGCCGATGAGCGTGGCGGGCGGGACACTGAACGCAGGGTCGTGGGAGCAGCATTGGGCCACCGATGTAAAGCCATGCCTGCTGAAAAATATGGTTGTCCAGTACTATCTCAAAAAAACCGGGGTTTTTTTGTATGATTACGAACATCAGGCAAACGGTACTTCGTCGGATATTCGCTCCGGAGACGACGGAGATGTGATGAACGAAATCCCACTGATGTACTACAAGTTTTGGGATTCGACCGACCCGGACGGCACGGTGTGGAACAATTTCGCACTGGCGAAGGAACCGCAGGATGATAGTTGGTGCTGCAACGCTTTCCTGTCGCGTTCCAGTGTGCCGCAGAGCACAATCTACATCCCAGCTTATAAAGGCTCCATCTACAACAGCAAACTCCGCTCGCTGTGTGGGGTGCAGCCGACAGCTTCACAGACGATAGGCGCATTCCGGACGGCGGCCAATGCCAACGGAACGGGATACGAAATCCGCGACCTAACGAAAGACCGGTTTCTCGTGGCACTGTTCATTCTGTTTTTCAAAAGCCTTGACGGTCAGGCAACGCTTGGGACCGGAGCCATTTCAGGCGGGCCTGTGGCGTCCGGCACACTTAACGATAAGCCTCTTTTCTGGGGCGTTCCGTCTGCCAACAATGGCCTGAAATTTATGGGCATGGAGTTCTTTTGGGGCAACATGCTCGAGTGGATAGACGGGATAGGCTGGATTTCTTCCGGGAACTTTGGCTACAAGATTCGCCCGCCATACAATGATGACCGGTCGGGGTATTCCGATTCCGGGATTGCGATTCCAGAATCAGGATACATCGACACGATGGCTACTGCAAATGGATTCGGCATGGTGCCAAAAACGACGGTAAGCGACATAGCAAGCAGCAAATTCCACGATTACTACTATCAAAATTCCGAAAATGAACCAATTATCTATTGCGGCTCCAGCTGGGGTTTCGGCGCCAGCTATGGGCCGTTCTACTGGAGCGACAACACGGTTGCGGGCACCGGCACGGACGTTGGCGCGTCGCTTTTTGCAACGCCGCAATGAGGAATTGCCAAGGGGGCCGCAGC